TTTCTACGAAGCGTTTAATTCAAAGCGTGAGTTCTGGACTACAAAAGTAGTAGACGCCCGCACGGTCGAGGGAACGGACAAGCAGGTCTACCAGCAGATCATCGACGAGTACGGCGCTGACTCATCACAAGCGCACGTCGAGGTGTATGGTCAGTTCCCATCTGAAGGCGACGATCAGTTCATATCGGCTAATCTTGTGGACGATGCGATGAAGCGGCCTAAGTACAAAGACGAGACAGCGCCTATCATCATCGGCGTAGACCCTGCGAGGTTTGGCGCGGATGCAACAGTTATTGCTGTGCGGCAAGGGCGCGACATTATCTCGATTCAGCGCCATCGGGGCGACGACACCATGACTGTCGTTGGCCATGTGATCGAAGCGATTGAGGAATACAAACCCGCGCTGGTCGTGATTGACGAAGGCGGATTGGGCGCGGGCATTGTGGATCGGCTCAAGGAGCAACGCTACAAAGTCAAGGGCATCAACTTTGGTAACAAGTCGGTCAACCCTATTATGTACGGCAACAAAAGAGCTGAAATGTGGGGCAAAATGAAAGATTGGCTCAAGACGGCATCAATACCGCTTGACAGATTTCTTAAAACTGATCTAATTTCACCTATGATGAAACCCGACTCTAAGGGTACAATATTTTTAGAGTCGAAAAAAGACATGAAAGCACGGGGCTTGGCATCACCTGACGCGGCTGACGCGATCTGCGTGACATTTGCATTCCCCGTGGCCCACCGTGAGGCGCGTGAATCCACGCAGCGCCGCACGTACAGTGACCGAAGCGTGGTGACAACCTCATGGATGGGTAGTTAAAATGCAAAAGCCCGGACTTTATGCCAATATTCACGCTAAACAGGCTCGTATAAAAGCCGGTTCTGGCGAAAAAATGAACAAAGTTGGTAGCAAAAACGCACCTACTGCCAAAGATTTTAAAGATTCAGCTAAAACTGCAAAGAAGAAATAATCATGGCAAATACCAAGCCGATTGGCGTAGCATACGAAGACCAGAACATTATCAATGCTGATATTGTTAAGGCTACCGACATTGTTTGCACTGGCACGATTGGTTATGCAGCCGCTGCTTTTGGTACGGTGACTCAAACCAACAATAAAAACACAGCGGTAACACTTAACACGCCTTCTGGCCAGATTACTACTGCATCATCACAATTGGCCCCTAGCGCCAACGGCGTGTTTGTGGTTAATTGCAGCACAGTCAGCACCAGAGATGTGGTGGTGGTTAGCGTGGCTTCTGGCGGCACTTTGGGCGCATACAATGTTTTTATTTCAGCCATCGCTAACGGCTCGTTTACGATAGAAATCAAAAACGTGACCAATAACGCCTATTCTGAGGCGGTTAAATTGAATTACGCTATTCTTCACACGGAGGGTTAATATGCCTTTGGTTAAATCAAAATCACCCCAAGCATTTCGCAAAAACGTGTCTGCTGAGGTAAAATCTGGCAAACCCGTCAAGCAAGCAGTAGCGATTGCGTATTCAGTAAAGCGCGAAGCTGCTAAACCTGCAAAGAAAAAATAATGGCTGATTCAACCGGAATGGTCGCGGCGGCTAACGTAGCTGCTGGCGGCAAACCACCTAAGTCTGACTCAGACATTTTGACCACGGCTCGCTCGCGGTTGGACATGGCCGTTTCTGCGTTGGCTGAAAGCCGCGAAGATGAGATTGACGATCTGCGGTTTTATGCCGGTTCACCTGACAATCACTGGCAGTGGCCTGCTGACGTGTTGGCCACTCGCGGCGCGGTGCAAGGTCAGACCATCAACGCACGTCCAACCCTGACAATCAACAAACTGCCGCAACATGTTCGTCAAGTGACGAATGACATGCGTCAAAACCGCCCAGGTGCTAAAGTCATTCCAGTCGATGACGATGCTGACGTGGAAGTGGCTGACATTTTTAACGGAATGATCCGCCACATTGAGTACATTTCTGATGCTGACGTGGCATACGACACGGCTTGCGAGAATCAGGTGGCTTACGGCGAAGGCTACATTACTTTGATGACTGAGTATTGTGACGAGAATACGTTTGATCAGGACATCAAGATTGGCCGTGTGCGTAACAGCTTCTCGGTCTACATGGATCCATTGATCCAAGACCCAACTGGCTCAGATGCAACGTATTGCTTTATTACCGAAGATCTGACCAAAGCAGAATATGAGCGCCAGTACCCTGATGCAGCTCCTATTTCTACGCTTCAATCTCTAGGTGTAGGCGATCAGTCGATCAGCAATTGGCTGAACGAAGACACAGTGCGTATTGCGGGTTACTACTACATTGAATACGACAAGACTACGCTGAATTTGTACCCAGGCAACCAGACTGCTTTTGAGGGCACGCCTGAAGACAAAATGTTGAAAGACATGTTTGGCAAACCAGTCAACAAACGTGTGGCTGAGCGCCCACGGGTCAAGTATTGCAAGATCAACGGCTACGAAATTCTTGAATCAAAAGAATGGGCGGGCAAATGGATCCCCGTGATTCGTGTTGTTGGTAACGAATTTGAAGTCGATGGCCGGTTGTATGTGTCTGGCTTGGTGCGAAACGCCAAGGATGCCCAGCGCATGTACAACTATTGGGTTTCACAAGAAGCCGAGATGCTGGCCTTGGCGCCAAAAGCGCCATTTATTGGCTACGGTGGCCAGTTCGAGGGCTATGAGGACAAATGGAAGACAGCTAACACAAACAACTGGCCATACCTTGAGGTCAATCCAGACGTTACAGACGGCCAAGGCGCGGTTCTGCCACTACCCCAGCGGGCACAGCCGCCAATGGCCTCCAGCGGGCTATTGCAGGCCAAGGCAGGCGCATCTGAGGACATCAAGTCCACAACCGGCCAATATAACGCTTCTCTTGGCATGGGAAGCAACGAACGCTCTGGTAAAGCCATTCTGGCTCGCCAGCGTGAGGGTGATGTAGGTACTTACCACTATGGTGACAACCTAACCCGTGCCGTTCGCCATGTGGCTCGTCAGTTGGTGGACTTAATCCCCAAGATTTACGACACACAGCGCATCGCTCGCATTATTGGCGAAGACGGCGAGACTAAGATGGTTAAGATCAACCCTGACCAGCCTCAGCCGGTCAACAAAATTGTCAATGAACAAGGAATTGTCATTGAAAAGATTTATAACCCAGGTGTCGGCAAGTACGATGTGGTTGCCACCACAGGCCCAGGCTATGCAACCAAGCGCCAAGAAGCGCTCGAAGCTATGGCTCAGTTATTACAGGGTAATCCCCAACTGTGGTCTGTGGCTGGCGACTTGTTCGTCAAGAACATGGACTGGCCAGGCGCGCAGGAAATGTCCAAGCGTTTTGCCAAGACGATTGACCCCAAATTCTTGGCAGATGGCAACGAAGACCCAGCATTGCAGGCTGCACAGCAACAGATTCAGGCAATGGGCCAAGAGATGGAGCAGATGCACCAGATGATCACCAATGTCGGCAAGTCTATTGAGATGCAGGACATGGAACGCAAAGACTTTGAGGCTCAGGTTAAGGCTTATGATGCTGAAACTAAGCGTTTGTCTGCCGTGCAGGCTTCTATGTCGCCAGAGCAGATTCAAGATATTGTCATGGGCACTGTTCACGGCATGATCACATCTGGCGATCTGGTGGGCGAGATGCCTGGCCGTGAACCTAATGAAATGATGCCTGAAAGTGCTGAATATGCACAACCTGACCAACAAATGGGGATGCCACAATGAAAGCCGCAGAATTTATAGGAATTTTGTTCCTAGCCCGTGATGTGACGCACAGTGTTCATTTGAACACCCGCAGTTACAGCAAACATGTGGCGCTTAACATCTTTTATGACCGCATTATTGGCGCGGCTGACGACTTTGCTGAAGCCTACCAAGGCCGTCATGGTTTGATTGGCCCAATTACCTTGCATTCAGCCAAAAAAACATCCAATATCATTGAATTTTTGCAAGATTCGCTTGCTGAAATTGAGGCCGCAAGATACGATGTGTGTGATAAAACCGATACATCACTGCAACAATTGATAGATAATATCGTTGAAATCTATCTTCGCACGTTGTACAAATTGAAATTCTTGGCGTAAGGATCATCATGGAACTTTTAAACCCACTGTCAAAAGCCGACTTCCCCGGTCGTACTGCTTCTTACACCGGCACGGCTGCCAACACTGCTGATTGGAACCCCGGCCCTGAAGGCGTGGTGATCTGGTCAACAACAGCTTGTTATGTAGAAATTGGCCCCGGTGCTGTAGCCACTACTGCCAGCACGCCAATTCCTGCACTTACACCGATCCCGTTTTATCTGCCTATGGGAACCGGCGCCCCTTTCCGCGTAAGCGCTATCCGTATTGCGGATGACGGCGTGGTGTACTGCAAACCTATCAACAAGCAATGAGCTTTGGTGTCGCCCTTCGCAACGCACTAGGCATCGGCCTTGGCGGCGTTGCCACGATGTTTACCGGCACGCGCGGTGGCTCAACGCCGCCTGCTACAAACAGTTTGCTGTGCGAAAATGGTGACAATCTCGTCCAAGAGGACGGTGGCTTGATTCTTTTGGAGTGACCTAAATGGCCGTCAATCTTTCCCCCGTGGGCGGCGTTGCGGCCCAGTTTTTCACCAATACCGGCGCAGTTCTGACTGGCGGTAAGATTTATACTTATGCGGCTGGTACTACTACGCCTGCAACGACTTACACATCCTCGCAAGGCACAACGCCTTGGACTAATCCTATTGTTTTGGATGCTGCTGGCCGAGTACCAACCGGTGGTGAAATTTGGCTGACTGATGGTGTAATTTATAAGTTTGTGCTGAAAGATAGCACTGATGTTTTGATCGCTACATACGACAACATCACTGGCATCAATTCCAACGCTGTTGCGTACACCAACCAACAACAAATTATCACCGCCACATCTGGACAAACTGTTTTTGATTTGTCTTTTGACTATCAGCCTGGCACTAACAGCTTGTCGGTGTTTGTTGACGGCGTAAACCAATACGGCCCCGGCGCTCAGTACGCTTACACCGAAACTGACAGCAATACTGTGACTTTTGTGTCCGGTTTGCATGTCGGCGCTGTTGTCAAATTCACCACAACCCAACAACAAGGCGCTGGTGCGGTCAATGCTTCTCAGGTGACATACAACCCCGCTGGCACTGGCGCAGTGGCAACCAATGTGCAGGCCAAGTTGCGTCAATATGTCAGCGTTAAAGACTTTGGTGCTGTTGGTGATGGCACAACTGACGACACCACAGCAATTCAAGCAGCATTGACAACAGGCAATTCTGTTTATGTTCCTCAAGGCACTTATGCAATTTCTACCACACTGCGTTTAAATTCTGACGGTCAGATTTTCTATGGTGATGGTGATGGCAATACAAATGAACCCGCCCGATCTGTATTGAAATGGATTGGCGCTTCTAGTGGAAAAATGTTTTCCATTAGTAATGGCACAACAGAAAATTGGCAAAATTGCACAGTTAAAAATATTTGGTTTAACGGAAATTCTTTGGCAAACATTGCTATTGAGGGCTACAGTTCGGCAGTAAGTGGTGGAGCATGGAGGAACCGATATGAGTACCTTACCATTAGCGGACTTTCTGGAGCTAATAGCACAGCTTTCGACCTTGGATCTGGAGCATTTCCAAATTTTGCCCATGATTCTGAAATTAGCAGTTGTTTTGTTATTGGGGCTGTTCGGGGGGCTATTGGTGCTGGCTCACTACAACGGTTTATAAATACCACGTTTTCACTGTGCACCAATGCGGTAACGGGGCTGGGCGGCTCTGCGTGGACTTTTGTTGGTTGCGTGTTTAGTCAATCTGGTGCTTATGACTTTACTGGCACAAACGTACAGGTAGCCAATTTCACTGGTTGCTGGTTTGAAGACAGCACAACTGGTATTTACCAAGCCACAACCTCGCACACTTGCAATTTTGATGGTTGCTATTTGCAAACCAAAACTGCAAATACAACTCAGCTTATGAACATGGGAAATGCCGCTGGCAATTTCTCAATCAAAGGTTGTTTTGTGCCTGTGTCTAGCGGTTCGACATTAGTCAAAAATATTAACGGCTCGTATGAGTACGATGCTGTGTCTAGCAACGTGACTCTTGAGCCAGGATATAAATCTAGAATACAGGGTTTTGCCAGAGCAGACAACGGCGCATTTGCCGCTGGCACAACCAGCGATCAAACCAACTCTACTGGTGACGGTACTGTTGTTTCTTTAAATGCTGTTGCATTTACTGAAGAATACGATACTGGCGGCTATTTCAACGCCTCTACGGGTGTGTTTACCGCCCCCTTGTTTGGGTACTACCAATTTACAGGTGCTGTCGCGCTTGGGGATGTAGCAGCGGGTCACACTTCTGCATATTTGCGTCTTGTAACTTCAAACGATATTTACATTCTTAGCGCAATCAATCCTGGTGCGGTTCGCACAGGCGGGGCTTTCCCCGACTATGTATTTTTGCAAGGTACGATTACAGTTGAATTGCAACCAGCTTCAACTGCGTACCTAGAAGTTGTAGTGTCTGGATCAACAAAAACAGTAGATGTTTTGTCTGGAACTACACTGGTTGATTGGCGTACTCGTTTTGAAGGTCGAATGATCTAAAGGAAAAATTATGGCAGATACAAAAATTTCAGCACTAACGGCATCAACCACCCCTCTAGCGGGTACTGAGGTTTTGCCAATTGTTCAAAGCAGCACGACTAAAAAAGTATCTGTTGCCAATTTAACCGCTGGCCGAGCAATGTCTGCTTTGTCTGGTTCTTTTGGAACTGGAACTCCCGCACTTGGTATTAGTGGTACTCAAGTAGGTATTACCAATACTTCTGCAAACACTTATTTAAGTGTGTACGCAGGAGCTGGCGCAGCTACTCAAGGCGGCTTTCTTATCGGCGCAAACAACACCGAAAATCAAGCCAATATTTTGTGGGTTGAATCTGGAAACTATTTGCAGATTTCAGCTAACCCCGCAAGTTCTACTTTAAAAATGATCGCTGGCGGGGCTACATCTGGCACATTCCAATCAACTGGTTTGGCTATGCCTAACGGACTAGGCATCGACTTTTCTGCCACACCAGGCACAGGCACAAGCGAATTGTTGGCTGACTATGAAGAAGGTACTTGGACACCTACTTATGTTTCTTCAGGTGCTACTTTTGGATATACACAGCAATATGGCAGTTATGTCAAAGTTGGAAAATTGGTATATGCCCAATTTTATTTAAACGTAACTGCAAGCGGAACAACAACAAACCAAGTTACTATTTCAGGCTTGCCATTTACTAGCAGTTCTGTAAATACTCCGTATGAACAAGGATTTGGCGGCGCATGGTCAACAAACATACAACCTATTGCTTTTACAGTTGATGCAAACGCAACAACTGTTACTTTGTGGAAACAAAACGCAGCGCCAGGAATAGCAATTGCTTTAAATGTTGTCGGGTATCAAGTCGGCACTTTAATTTACCGATCAGCATAAGGAGCAAATATGTCTCTTACAAAAGCATCATATTCAATGGTCAATGGAGCGCCATTAAATGTGTTGGACTATGGCGCTACTGGTAACGGCACGACTGACGACACTGCGGCAATTCAATTGGCTGTGACGGCTTCTTATGCTCAACAAAAAGCATTGTATTTTCCCACTGGCACATATCTTATGTCTAGCACCATTACGATGGGAAACAACACGGCAGATGCCGCCAAGTTTTGCTATTTCTTTGGTGATGGTAAAGATTCAGTTATTAAAGTTAATGCCGCCAACGTAAACCCATTTCTGTGGCAAGGCCCAAATCCAAATGTAGATGGTAGCGGCAACCGAATTGATGGACGTATTCTTATTGAGAAATTACGATTTCTTGGCCCATCTAGCGCATCAACAAACACCAACAGTATTGGTATGAAAATATTTGGCGCGCAAGGAATTACTTTGCGTGATTGCACATTCAATGGTTGGGTGCATGGTGAGTATTATCAAAATTGCGACATTATTTCTCGCTATAACGTCTATTCTCAAAGCAATTACAACGGGGTCACAACTTTTGCAAGTGGATATGCTTTAACAGATGCTGGGCAATTTAACAGTTTCAATTCGTATGGCGGATTGATTGCCAACTGTACAAACTATGGTTTTTTATATCAAGGCGGTTTAACGCCTGGTTGGTATGGCGTTAATTTTGTTTCAAATGGAATAAGTATTATTTGCTCTCCAAATAGCGCTGGTTACTTAGTGACTGTTTCACCTAACCTTGTTGGATGCTATTTTGAAGGCGACACAGGAACAACTGTTCTTTGGGGCGGTGGAAGTGGAATTGTTAGGGGTGGTCAAATTATTGGCTGTAATTTTATTTCTGCCGCTGCAACAGCATTGATAACAATTTCAAATTACAGCAATGCTTTTGGTAGAGGCTGGATTTGCAACAACACCATTGACATCACGTTTCCTGGTTCATCTTTTATTACGCAATCAACGTCATTAGAAAAAATTGATGCCAACAATCTTAATGCAACACCAATTGGCGATGTAATACCCTCAACTGGTGTATTTTCAACTGTTAACAGCGGCTCATTTACTAAAGGCCCGATAGCGGCGTCTGGAACTGTAGATATTTTAAAGATAGGTGGTGCTGGCGTAGTTGCATCAATAAGCCTGACAATTCGTTCAATTTCTACTAATAAAGCCACATTAAGACGCTATCAAATTGCGCTTATGGGCGGAGGCACAGTAACAGGCTCAGACATTAGTAGCGTCACTGAAGTTTACAGCGGTGGTGGCTCACCCTTTACTTTGTCAGAAACGCAAGATTCTCCGACTGTGGGGACTAACAAACTGACAATCACAAACAACGATTCTGTTGCCTCAACATACTACATTGCTTACACAGTGGAATATGCGTCAGGCACTATTACAGTTCTTTAACCCGTACTGGTGCGGCCCATCAGACTTAATGCTTGATTGGATAATCAGGCTGGAAACAAGGAAATATCATGTTAGAAAAAGTTATCTCTGTTGATCTGATTGAAGTTGTTGAAAACGGCTCAATTCAAATTCGCACCAAAACCGCTATCAAAGAAGACGGCGTTGAAATCAGCAGCAAGTTCCACCGCCACGTTGTCGTGCCCGGCGCTGACTACAGTGCTGAAGATGCCAAAGTGCAAGCAATTGCTGCATCTATTCACACGGCTGAAGTGATTGCTGCTTATGTTGCAGCACAACAAGTTGCACAACCAGAGTAATCTGGTGTAAGATTAAAACAACTGTATCGGCCCAG